GACGGATGGCATCATCAACAGATGTGGTATCGTTCTCGACTGCCGAATTTTCCATTGCCTCCACGAGAATGCGTGACATTGCGGCACTCGCGTATTGCTTCTGATGTTTGCTAAAGCCAGTTGATCTTCTCACCCTGACCTTCTCGCCTTCAAGCGTGACAAGAGTACCTTGCACATGCCAGACGTTAGCTCTTAGATTTAGTTTAAGTGTCATTACTACCTCGCTTTATCTTGTATAGAGGTGCAAACGGATCAGGTTCCTCGAAGTTTGCGTCCCAATCTTTGGGCAGTCCACCTGTCAGCATCCTGTACGAGTTGTCATCAAGCGCGTTGAACGTATCCAACAGCTTCACTACAATCTGCGCTCTTGTCTGCACACCTAGTTTCTTAGCCACCCCACGCACATAAACCTTGCTCGTATTAGGTGACACATCAAACCGCAAAGCGATTTCATTGTTGTCAGCACCACGCAACAGCATCTGTAGAGCCGCGTGTTGTTTGGTGGTAAGTTGCGGCATGTCCACTTGGGGGTTCGTTATTCCCGTTGGCGAGACTTCGCCGCTTGTAGAGGCGTCTGAGGTTTTCTGTGCCAAAGACGCCAAGATTTGATCGAGCTTCCACTCGATACGTTCTAGTTGATTTTGCATTCCTATGCCTATCATTAATTTCATTTACAAATTTACATTCCGTTACAAAGGAATACGGTGGGCCAGTGAAGGGGTTACACCAATTTGTAACTCGCCTCCCGTTGCTACCGTGACTTGCAAATCCAAGGCTTTCTATTTTCTTCCAAATCGGATGTTTTTGCGTCCGCTCTTTTGGTAATTGATCTATGTGGATATGTTTCCTACAATCCATACCTATCTCCCTAGTTGTATAACATACAATACACTATAGCGACGTCTTCATTACGCCGCAAGTGCCTTTGTTATTGCCGCCTCAACACCCATAAAGCGGTCTGCATCTGTAATTTTAGCCAAGTTTTCAACGGTCATCTTGCCACTATCCGTATCCATGGTCAGTGTCGCACCATCTTTTCGCTTCGCCAGATAGTAGTGCTTGGGTGACTTTGTACCCACGATTACCATGTTCCCTTTGGCCAAGTCTTTTTGCACATCGTTCACCCATGTACCCTCAATGCGGAACATACCTTTCTTAGTATCATCCACACCATCAACGCTCTTCATCCAGAAGGGTTTGTATGGCATACGCTTGCCACTTTTCTTGCCCTTCGTAGCTTTCTTCGCCTTGGTCTTAGCCAAGTCTGCTTCACTCACAAGCCCGTCTTTCACAGACGCCTCACCCAAAGCCAAGATAAGTTCTTTCTTCTCGGCCATACTCATTGCACCCCATAGGGTCATTACAGTTTCAATTACAGTCATGATTTCACCTCTGTAGTTCCGCAAGTGCCACGATCACCATGCACTTCTTTGGAAAATTTAACATTCTTGTTACTACTTGCGCAGTCGCAAGCCTCTAACGCCATCTCTTCAGCTTCCTCTTCATTGTCAGCTTGCACCGTCACAGCGTAACCCACCTCAGTCCAGACGCTCACTTCAAACGTCTTCTGTTTGATCACTTGAACGTCTGTTCCCCATTGCCAGTCACCACCATCTTCGTCTGGCGTGAACTCGGCACCGTCCACGTTGTCCTTTATCCAAGCCCAACGCTCGTCTGCGGGTACACTCTCTGGCACGAAGCCTTCCCATGTCATTGCTGTTTCCATGACAGCCGTTGATCTAACTTTAATCATCATTCATTCTCCTTGTTATCTTTGCGTAATGATTTCTTCAGTGCCTCCCCCGTAAGGGGAGGCTTACCGAATACCTTGGTGAACACGTCGTCCAACATCTTATCCATGTCCATCACTTGCCTTCCTTCTTCTCCATTGGGATCAAGAATTTCACATGGACGTAGCCACCAGACATCGAACTGATTGCGTAGTAGCTTGGGCAAGTCTTCAGCCACGATAGGAACTCTTCGAGATTTTCTACCTGTGCTGACATCACTTGCTCTCCACACTGATCACGCGATACTCACCATCAAACGGATCACGGTGCTTGAAGTTGTCTGGTATCACAGACGCCAACGCATCTCGCAAAGCAGTGCCTGCATTGCCTGCGTTGATCAGCCCTGCACCCTCGGTCACATCCAACATGTAATCCGCAAGCACACTCACCAACTTCTCGAAGTCTGCACGCTTGTAAACCGCAGTCTCCTTTGGCCACGGCAACTCTTGCATGGCCTTCAACTTGGCATCCACCTTGGCCTTGCTCAACACACTTGGCGTTTGAATAGACGGATACCGTGTGGCATAGTCCTTCGCAGACGTGAATGGTTTTGGTGAAGTCTTGACCGCCGTCTTGCGGGGGAAGTGTTGGCGCACCTCCTTCGCAACTACTGGCTTTGGTGCCTCGGTGCTATACTCACCAAGTTTCTTCTTTGCCAAGCTCTTGGCTACATCATTTGCATTAGTCATCTCGTTCTCCTTGAGTTGATTTGGTTCTGAAAAATCCATCATGCTCTGGGTTTAAGTGCATGAAGTACCGTGCATAATACGCACGGTGGTTGTTACTAAGTTTGAACTCTCGCTCACTCTCAGTCTCGACGTCTGTGTGCCAACGTATCCGCTCGAACACAGAGTTGATTGAGTAGTTTTCATACCCACGTTTGATAACCTCGAACGTGAACTGCTCAACCAAGTCATAGACATGGGGGTTTTCTCTGTGAAATTGCCACCACTTACGCTTTAAGCACTCAACCATTCGGGTGCCTCCACGTTCGTCCACTTGTGCAAGTGCCGCTTGGCATCTGCATAGTAGTCACGGTAACTCTGCACATGACATGGCACTGACCCATCCCACGCATCAAAGTCCACCTTGTAATCATCAGGCATACACCTTGGTGGGTTGCGCCATCCCCTGTCTGGCATGACGGTGTGCATTGCAACACTCAACGTCGGCAACAGCAACGCACTCTTGTGGTACGTGCCGAACCGAACCTCATGCTCACCTGCACAAGAGAGGGCATGCTCCCATGCCCACTCGTAATGTTGCTTGCTCCGCGCCACCCACTTAGTCATTGGGTGATGCTCATATGCTCTGGCATAACCGCCATCGAAACCATGCTGACGTGCCGCTGTCGACATCATCTGGCATGCTTCCAATAGCATCTTGCCTACATGCACGTCTGCAAGATCGAGCGCGGCTTGCTTCGGGCATTCATTCAAGAAGAATAAATTCATTGTGGTTTCCTCATCCATACAATTTCCATATGACCAATGCGCAACAGCGTCACTGGCTTGCGTTTCCATGCCTTGCGGCCACGTTTCTTCGGGGTTGTTTGAGTTTTCATTTGTCAATCTCCATACAAATTTGCCTGATAGCAGGCAGGTTATTGGCACGAACACCTCGTGCCTTGGCAGTTTGGGCAACGCTGAACCAAAACGCATAGTTCTTGCCTCGCATAGGCCAGACCTTGAACCATGTGGTATGTATTCTAACGCGCCCACCCTTCTTAGGACGCATCGAGTAGCTTGCTGTTATCCACAACAAACCCTTCGCCCATCAGTGCTTTGGCCATCATGTCAATCGCTTGACCTGCAAGGTCATCGACTGCATTCACGACCACATACTTGGGGTAAAATCTCGATACGTTATCGTCACCGATACCGACGCCAATCACATCGACACCTGCGTCTGTGACATCACCAACAACATCACGTAGGTGATGCTTGAACACGCTCCAACCATAGTGGCTGTCCGATACTGGCTGTCCATCGCTGAACACGATCATCACCTTGCGCTTCTCTGGACGCTGACGCAGACGGTCAAAGGCATTCTGCACAGCCTCGCCATCAGAGTTGTCACCTCGTGCAAGACGTGTCATCTGCGCCATCGCACCCTTGGCTTCGTTCAATCTCTCCTCGAAGCTCTTGAAGATGTACATATCAAGCGGTGATATGCGGTGGTACTTGTCCATCTTGTACTCACCCCTGTCATCCAACTGAATGTCACCGTCTTCATCCCTGTGGAATGGGTCTGGCTTTGGCACATCATCCAACCAACCTGTGCTGTTGTTGAACCCAAGCACCTCGTACTTGATACCTGTCCGATCAATGGCCTCACTCATGGCTATGGTTGTCAACGTAGCGAGATGGGCGCACTCACCACGCATCGAACCAGACAAGTCGACCAACATCGTAAGCGCAGTGTCCACCTCTGGCCGCTCTTCCAACATCTTGAACACGTTGGCCTTGCCTGCAAATGCAGACGCAAGTCTGCGACTATCAAGGCGACCATGCTCACGACCGCTGTCCCAGTCCCTGTTCTGCTTGGCCATCAACGCACGCTCCAACTTACGACGCATGATGTTGGTTGCCCCTGCGGTAGCCTCCAACTTGTCATCGTAATCCTTGCGCTTCCCATTGGCTAAGACCAGACCAACTGTGTTCGATCCATACTTGCCACGCTTGTCAGTGCGATGGTGCCATTTGTCATGCGCAGTAGACATCGGACGGTACTTCCCATTCGATTGCTCGGTCAGTCCGTCTGCTTCCATAGACTTCTTGACCGCATTCGACAGGTCAAAGTCCTCGTAGACATCGTCTGAGGTTTCGTCTGGCGTCTCACCTGCACCTATTCCGGTATCGCCGTCACCTTCACCGTCTTCTCCGTTGTCTTCACCGCGTGTGGCATCGCTCCCATCAGGTGTAGCATCTCCATCGTCTTCGCCCATAGGCTCGCCGCTTGATGTGTCTCCGTCGTCAGAAGCATCTCCATCTGGCTTCCGCACCTCAGAGTTGCCCTCACCGTCAGAACTCTCTTCTCCGTCGTTGCTTGACTTGCCTCGCTTGGGTTGTTCGGGTTGTTGTGGTTGCTCACGATGTTCTCCTGTCTTCAGTTGGCGTTCCACCTCTCTGGCTAGAGCGATGACGTCGGTTGTATTCTGGCATCCACCTATGGCAGTCACCCAGTTTTCGAGTGCATTGCGCAACTCGCTATCAAGTAGGCCAAGACACTTGTCACATGTCTCACCTCCGTAGTCCTTGCGACCCTCCCATGTGAGTGCAACTGCACTGATGAACTTGTCGTCACGCAGACGTGGATCACCCTCTGGCACGTTGTCCAAGAACTCTTGGTTGACCGCATCAGATGTGGCCACAAGGTTTCTCTCTGCACCCGGATACTCGTCGATCACACGACGCTCCAACCACACGTCTTCCAACGCATTGTGGATGGCACGCAACAATCTGTTGCCTGTCCGTTGACACTCGTCACCAAACACCTTCAAAGCCTCGAAGTCTGTATGTCTGACATGCCCTGCCTCGTGATCCACGTAGCCACGAATGACATCGGCAGTCCCATCGCTCACATCACCAGTCAGATCGAGCGTTGGCAGGATGATTGTTGAACCGTCAGTACACGCTTGCTCACCTTGGAACACGACGTTGACGCTTTTCTTACGTCCGAAGACGCTTGAGGTCTTGCTAACCTCATGTGTAAATAATTCACCTTTCATGTGTATGATCTCCCTTATTTGAATACACGGTTTACGATGCCCTTGAGTACCGCACGGTCTTGAACAGACGCACGGTCAAGCACGGTCATAGCGACCGCTTCCTCAATGGCTTTGTCTTGCTTGCTTGCAGGGAATACCTGCGTGAACATCACGATGCCCTCGGACAAGTCCAAGTAACCACGCGGTGTTATCGGTTGCATAACCTTGCTCGTCTTGAACGCCTCGATATGCTCGGTCACGTACTTGTTGACCTTGTCGAGCATGTCCTTGGCTAGAGCAGGTACACGCTTGCTGATCAGACGCTTGCGCTCTGTCTCGTTCAGATAGTCGATGTGCGCCCACACTGTGAACCTGTCGAGCATGGCCATACTCTGTGGCCTCGCACCCTGATACATGCCGAACTCGTCGCCCTGACCAACGGTGTTGCCAGTAGCAAACATGCGGAACATGCGGTGGGGTTGAATTATGCGTCCACCGTCCTCGGTCAACATCAATCCGTTGCCCTCGAACACTCTCTGCATCACATAGGCTACGTCTGGCCGCACGAAGTCCAACTCGTCAAAGCACCCGATGTATGGCCCTGACAGCATCTGTGGCAAGATACCCTCAACGAACTTACTCACGGTGGTGCCACCCTCTTGCACAAGTGTGTCACGACCAATCAAGTCCATACGTGTGATCTCACTATCAAAGTTGACACGCATGAAAGGCCAACCCAAGAACGCGGCAACCTGTTCTACAAGCGTGGTCTTACCCGAACCTGAGTGACCATGCAGATATGTGCGCTTGTTAGATAAGATCGAGTACAGCACACGCAACAAGTCTGTGCCTCTGAACACGTAGTCTGCGTCCTTGGCAGGTACATGTGGATGTGGTGCATCCCACTCCCACACTGGCACGTCGAACTCAAACGACTGAGCCGCAACGCCCTTGATGCCAAACACATCCTTGGCTTTAGCGGTCTTAACCTTGCCTGTCGGTATCTCCGTACCCCTACTGGCTTCAACCACTTGCGGAATAGCAGACATGGATGCAACCTTGGCTTTCGCGGTAGCATCATTCAATTCGCCAATCAGCTTGCCAATCGGTGGCAGACCCGCTTGCGATAATGCAAGGTCGATCAACTGTGCGTCTGCGGGTGGATTATACACGGTCGTAGTCGGTGCAGGTTCTTCACCGTCTTGCTCCAGTTCCTTGACAACATCATCTGCGGCCATCTGGATTAACGAGGACAGTACGCTCTTGAACGCAAACTTCTCTGTACGAGCGTGGATCATGGCTTGCAAACCATTGATGGTCTCGGAAGGTGCGCCAAGGGCTGTCTCCATGGCTTCAAGCACGTCGTCACCGTCGTAGCCTTTGCCTACGCATTGATCGAAGATGTCGATGTAGTCTTGCAAACCGAAGTCGGCGATGTTGTAGCTCATGGGTGTTTCCTTCGCTGTAGGTGTGGATTTGAGTATGATTTCACGCTGTCCGTCAGGCAGACCTTTCGGACGACCGAAGACGTAGCCAGTCTTGGATGCGGCAGATGTTTCACCCTCTCCGTCTGGGTCTGCGATTGCACGTAAGACGGCATAAGAGTGAATGCGACCGTCAGCGAGTGCGCAGAGCGTGTCTTCGTCCAAGCTGTCACGTAAGCCCGATACTGTGGCTCGTGGGTTGACTTGCGCCATTTCAGTGCCAACCAAGCGGCTTAATCTGAACGCTTTTTGCACGTCCTTGGTCGATAGTCCTGCTAAAGCAGGGGTTGCCAACTCGCGTAGGGCTTTCCTACGGTCGTTGAATGTGTCAATGCGTAACGCATCAAGCAATGAATGGTTCGTCATTGCGGCGGCTCCTTCTGTTTCGAGTTCTGAACAGCAAAACTGCTCATCGTATAAGTTCCTTCGGAATATTGCGCGTACACCTGTGTGCGTCGTAAAGACACCGTTTGATGTGTATAACGTGCGTTACACCTATTAGTCAACTCCCTTTTGACACCTAGTGTCACCTGTGGGTGTTGATTAGGAACGAGAAAACGCCGCAAGCGTATAAGCCTGCGACGTCTGCGGACATCTGCGGAGTAGTTCATCAGATGCCCTCGTTGTAGCGTGACAGCATGGCCTCGGCCTTTGCGCGTGAGCGTAAGACCTCGGCGATGTATCCGCTCGTGACGTGAATGATTGCCCAACCTCGTGGGTGCGAGCGTAGCTCGTAGTTGCCCCACATGGTTCAGTTCACCCATGGCACGAGAACACACTCGCCCTTGAGGTATTTGCCTGTGATCGTGCGCGTGGTCTCGCCACAGCCTGTGATCCAGTTGATGCCCAACCATGCGATGAGCAAGCCTGTGATCGCGCCCAAGGCAACTGTGCCTAAGACCTCGGTTATGCGGATGCGTACCGCGACGGCGTCGCGTAGTCGTTTTCGTGTAGTCATGTGCGTATCTCCTTTGTTGGCACAAAAAAAAGCCCTACACGCATGTGCGTGTAGAGCTTTGATCAGGTGTGTGGGTGTGATTATTTACGCGCTTGTGCGAACGCTGTCAGGAACGCCGCTTGCATGGCTTCGTCCATGCCTGCGATTTGCTTCGCAAGTGCGTTGATGCTCGCTGGGTTAGCCTTCGGCTTCGCAGATGCGACCTTGGCTTTGGCTTTCGGCTTCGCCGTTACAGGTGCGTTAGCGGCCTTGACTGCCGCCCATGCTTTCGCCTTGGCTTCGCCAACCTGTGCGTATGCGTTGACACGAGCCATGTCGCCTTCGGCCATCGCCTTCGCGAGGTTAGTCCAACGCACGCGCTTGGAAGTCTTCGACTTCGAGACCACCTGTGCGTGGATTGATTTCTTGGCAGTTACAGACTTCGAAGAAGTCCACGCAAGTGCGTGATCGCGTGAAGTTGCAAGCGTTGTGAGGTCAATGATGTTACCCATGGTAAGTTCTCCAATGCGCGTGTGAATACGTGGCGAGCGATGCGCAAGACGCAACGCCACAGGCTGATCGACATCGACCAACCTCACCCTATAAGTCCCTTCGGGATACATACGTGTGTGTGCGGACGATCCCCGCCGATGATTTCCTGTAAGCTGTTGAAAAGATTGCTGATGGGGTTTTTAACCCCATTGTGCATAGGCACGGGAAGGGTTCGCGTGAAACGTCTGCACACACAAGGCCAAAAACTCCCCTACATGGGGAGCAAAAACCCTGCAAAATCAACGGTTTGGGTCGCTCTGCGACCTGTATGTGACACAGACGTTACCCACATGCGGGGGGCGGGGGGTCATCCCGCCGCTGGGTCGCGCGTATATCTAGTCACCTCCCCTACCCAACAAGTAAGCGGAGCAAAAAATGAAAACGTCTAACAGGTACGACAACCACCGCACTGAAATAGTATGTAAGACATGTGGAGAAAAGTTTGTGACGCAGAAAAGTCACGAGAACCGCGCCCGTTATTGCTCCATGCGGTGCAGAAAGACGTCAACAGAAGTGAAAAAGATGAAGACAGCCGTAGCAAATCTCGAAAAGCACAACCTAACCCCTGCGCAATCCGCACAAATACGCGGCCAGATCGCGCGTTTTGTAGGCGATCAGATCACAGTGGCCAACGAAGTCGTAATGAACGGCAAGGAGTGGTCTCCAACGCAGGCTCGCGTCTTTGGAATGCTACTAAACAAGGTCGTTCCAGACCTAAACGCCTCATACGTCCAGCACGAACACCAAGTTAAGAACCTAACCGAGATGTCACGCGAAGAACTCGAAGCAATCGCGTCTGGCATTAACACTATTGAAGGGGAGATTGTAGAAGATGCTGATTAAGAACCGCCAGAAGGACAGCATACCGTCAGAACTTAACCTATCCGAGTTTGGCCACGCCATGTCGCAAGTCGACCTGTCCGCAGTCCCGCCAGAAAAGCGCAAGGCCGCTATCTTTGACCACTTTATGACGGTCATGGCTGGCAGCATTCGCGATCCAGAGACGAAGTTCGAAATTCTGATGTCTCAACGGCTGCGCCGCAAGAATGTCTAGCCCTACCAAGCGCGAGGTCGCTCGATACCTCCTTCGCCTACGCGACGCATCCGACAGTTTCGAGGGTTTTGTCCGCCTGATGTACCCGGACTGGGAGCTTGCAGACTTTCAACTTGAACTTATCGACGCCCTAGACAAGCTAGAGCGCGGCACACTTGGCGTAGACAACCTCCTCATCACGATGCCGCCACGCCATGCCAAATCCACCTTTGGCACAGTCCTCTTTCCCTCCTACTACATGGCTAAGAACCCTCAACGCTACACGATGTCCTGTTCTTACAACAGCCAACTGGCCACAGACTTCGGCAGACAAATCCGCGCGGTCGTAGAAGACAAGGCAATCCCGCAAGCCTTCCCTGATTTCCACCTATCCCAAGACAGCCGCGCCGCAGACGTCTGGCGCACAGAAGAGGGCGGCGCATATTTCGCAGTAGGCATTGGCGGCACCACATCTGGCCGTCCTGCCAACCTCCTCCTTGTCGACGACCCCATAAAAGCTCGCGAAGACGCCGAGAGCATGACCCAGCGCAACAAGACGTGGAACTATTACACCTCTGCCCTAGCCACCCGCCTCCAACCAGAAAGCAACGGCACCAAGCCAAAGCAGATCATCATCCTCACGCGCTGGCATCCAGACGACCTTGCTGGCCGCCTCCAGCAAACAGAAGATTGGGCTGAAGGCAGGTGGCACCACATCAACTTCCCTGCCATTAAGCAGGTAAACAGCGGCAAAATCCGTCGCAATCACTTGCCCGAAGACCACCCGAAGTATCTCCCCACCAAAGAGATCAACTCGGTATCCAATGCCAAGCGCACCATTTACGAAACCGAGGAGGCTCCCCTCTGGCCTTCACGCTTTCCGCTTGAAGACCTCAAGCGGCGCGAACGTCTCAACCCGCGCGAGTTTGCATCTCTCTACCAGCAACAGCCATTCATTGAGGGCGGTAACTTAATCAAGACGGAGTGGTGGCAGAAGTACCCATCCGACCTTTCCCCAGAAAACTTCTCCACTCTAATCATTGCAGTCGACACGGC